TCAAACATTTATCTTTTGTACAAGTTTGACGGAATAATGTTGCTAAACCCAAACCTAATAATATTGATATTAATGCTTGTCCTGTTGGCGTATTTAACAAACGCTTAAAATTCATTGTATATTATAGCTAATTATAATATACAGCAACGAAATTATTAATAATCTTATTACAAATAGTTATGATTGAACCGGAACTGTGGTTATTTCGCTTTCTGACGTAGGGCATGTAACTTCTGTTTGTTTAAATGAGAAACATGTGTCAGTTGCATCTTTGTATTGTAAAACTCCGACATTTTCTGGCGTAGGATAAACGTATATTTTCCTTGAACTTGGCATTGTAACATAAACTGCAAATAAGCCAAATGCTAAACTAAGGATAAAGACATCTAAGCGAACAAATTTGAATATACTCATTCTATAACTAAGATATAAACACATTTTTTTCATATCAATAATAATTATTTCTTATTCTTCTTTTTCTTCTTTTTCTGACTATTATTTTGTTTAGCTATCCTTTCTTTATCTTCATCTTCAATCATCTTTGCAACTACTGGATTAATAAAACTTTTTTCTTGTTGTTCTTCACCATTTATTCTAAATATAAGTTTATCTTTATCTGTATCTTTCATTAACGAATATTGTTCAGCAAGTTTCCTTTGATTTTCATTATATATCTTTTCACGTTCTTGTTGTTGTAAAAGTTGAGCCTGATGTTCAACTTGTTGTTGAAGTTGTTTTATTTCCATACGTTTTTTTGCATTTTCCTTTAATTTTTGTGTCTTATTCATTCTGTCAATAGCATTTGTATCTAATTTCACATTTTTTCCAAGCCCACCCATTCCTCCCAACCCTTCTGCTAGTCCAGCTAAGCCACCCATTCCTCCCAACCCTTCTGCTAGTCCAGCTAAGCCACCCATGCCACCCATGCCACCCATACCCTTTGCTAGTCCAGCTAAGCCACCCATACCACCCATACCTTTTGCCATTTTTTTGAACATATCATTTAATTCATCATTTCCTCCCATATCTTTCATTTTACCAACAAGATCACCTGCTTCTTTCATAATCTCTTCACGTGAAATTTCACCACTTTGCATTTTTGCATCTAATTTACCACCGACAGATTTCATCAAGTCCATTATTTTCTTTGGATTTTGCATGAGTTTTTTTAAAACATCTTGTGGATTTTCCTCATCTCCATTATCACCGATTAAATCGGCGAAATCACCTGAAATTTCTTCTGCCATTTCTTTTGCAAGCGACCCAATTTTGCCATTAAATAAAGATGTTAAATGATCTTGGATATTATCCATATTGGGCATGCCTTCCATCTTATTGAAGTGTGGCTTATTATCTGCATCACCTTCATTTGACATATTCTCAAATTGTTCTGTATTCTCGCCTGATATATTTTCCATATTCTTAAAAAAATCAGTGAGTCCATTCATGGTTTCACTTAGTTTTTCATGTAACTCTTTTTCATCAACGCCATCGAATACATTCATTGTATCACCAAATACATTTTTATCTTGAACTTCACCAATAACAGTAAATAATACTAATTGTAAATATTTCCAAATAGTTTTTTTAGTATTCTCACTTAATCCCTGTGCATTATATAATATTTTGAAATCTATATTTGGTAAGAAATGCACATCATTTGTAGATTCCGATGAAAAAATATCATCGTTTTGGTATAAAATATCAAAGAAGCGTTCTGGATATACACGTTTACAGTGTTCAAATGTCTTTTTAATTTCATCATCGGTTGATATACTAGAAATAGTGTTTTGCCATAACTCGCTATACTCTGGAAATGTAATAGCCAAATCCTTTGCGAAATCATTTATAACTGATGCAAAATTAGTAGGAATAGTAGTTTCTTCCATAATATAGACTATATTTGTAATTTTATTTAACTCGTTTTGTATCAAATGTATTTATTTATCATTATTACATTTGACTTATTTGTGACATGGTATTTAACATTGCAGGTGTAGCATAAGGTGTAGTAGGTGCGGTTGAAGATATATATGTATTGATTCTATCATAATCATCTGAATCATCTGAATCATGATCTATATAATTACTACTACGTCTTAGTATTGGAGGAGAAATATCGTTCATAAGTATTTCATCATGATCATCATTATCAAATGTTGTATTATAAGAATTTTGCCCACCCTGTGATGAATATCTAGACATAACAAATGGTGACAGATTATTACAATCCAATGCATTATACACAATACTTAAATCGCTTAGTAATGTTTTTATCATTTGACTTGCATCATGTTGTTCAAATTTATTATAATAAATCATTTTGTCAAATAGTTCTCTTATTTTTGTTTTTAAATCTATTTTTTGAACAGCATTCAAATTAGCCTTTGCTTTGAATAATAGTTCCATTACCATCTGACGATATATATGATGTGTTAAATTATTTACATTATCAATCAAACTACCATCGGGTGTAATCAATGCAGGAATTTTATTCATTGTATCAATTAATCCATTCATTTCAAAACAATCCCCATAATCAGCATATATTGCAACTGAAACATTGTCTTCGTTCGTTGTTTTAATATTATATGTTTTGGTTTCTTCGCCAATAAATACACCTTCTGTTATTACATTTGTCCATTCATTTGTTTTCCAGTCATATATATAACCATCTTCTATAATAATTTCTATGTTTTTCAAAGCGGGGTATAAAATCTTATGTATAGCTTCTCCATATACTAATGATGTGTTTTCAAGTTTATCTACAAATAAATAGTTAGAATTTTTGTTTTTGCATAAATCACGGAGAAGACATACATTATGGTCTTTACCATAACCAATAAATACATTATAGTATTTCTCACATACCATATTAGATAGTTGAGAATCATCAACATTACCAGTGGTTGGATTACCATCAGTCATAAATATATGACTGATTTGATGTGTAGGATTATGAAGTGCATACAAATCCATTTTTACTATACCTGATAAAAGAGCCTCACCCATATTGGTTAGCCCATCACATTCTATATTATTGATTACATTGATTATATCAGATAAATCTGTGTTTGCATTAATTAATGTATTATTTATAATGGTTTCAACAGTATCATTAAATGCATGAATACATATATAAAATTCAATATCTTGTTTTGCTAAGTAACGAATACAATTTTTTAGTGTTTCTTTGACTTGTTGTATTCTTGTTATTCCGTTTTTATCTTGTTCGAGCATAGATCCAGTACGATCAATGGTAAATAATATAAATGTAGGTTGTTTCGTAATTGACATAGGTTTCATTTTGATATTAATTATTCCAAACTTACTATAATCATTATCATCAAATAGTGATGATGGTATATTACTATGTGTATGTATTAATACCTCAGTTTGTTCAATCTGCATATCTTGTGACATTATATACTTTCGTTATTACATAATGTTTATATTCTATCTTTTCAATTTTTTATTTGAAACGTGTAAAAAATTGAAAACCTTTTTGTATCGTTATGTAATTAACAATCATCACAATTAACAAACATATTAGTTTATAATGAGTAGTCGCATTGAAATATATATTCCCCGAATGTTGGGTAATGTAAATGAAGAAACAATACGTAATGCATTTGATAACTTAAACATTGGAGCCATAGATTATATTGATATGCATCGCAAAATAAATGAGAATGGACGTTTGTATTTCTTCGCATTTTTAGAAATGAAAGCATACAATACAGCAGCATCGGCCTATTTACAAACTATATTAAATACGAATCAACCTATCAAATTAGTATACGATGAGGAGGCTGGTCAGTATTGGGAATTACACAAACATGTTCAAAAATCTCAACGTGGATTTAAAAAATTAAAAAAAACAACTAGTGAGGTAATGCCGTATCTATATAATGCATTTGTTGAATATATGCATCCTAAAATACAAGAACCAGAAGAAGATAATTATTATGAAAAAGAATATAATATGTGGGAATGTGGTTTTGACATTCTTCAACAAGTATAATACACATATAACGAAATAAAACAACAAAAAAATGGAAATTCTTCTTCTATTTTTTATAGAAACAATATGTATAGTGTAATAGATGGATACAACCCATGCTACTGATTTAAATAAACTCAAAAATAATTTTCAAAACATTTGGTCAATAAAAAATGAAATACTCAAAATAAGACAAATTATAAATACAAAGTTACTTCATTTAAAAACTGTATATGCAGACATGACCAAAAAAAATACAAAAAAAATGTATTTGTTTTGTTTAGATACCTTTTTCTTTCAGTATAAAACATATTCTATTGAGATGGAAAACTTAGAAAAACATCGTCAATTAATTAATAACCGAATGTATGGCGATTACTATAAACTGTATAATATAATTAGTAATTATTTAAAGGAAAATCCGGAAGAACTTGATATTGAAAGATTAGATTTTCGTACATTTACTGTCTATAAGGATTTAGAACCTTTTCATGAATATAATTTAGACGATATAAAAGAGATACATTCTACTATAATTTTATTTATTACACATCTGCAAAGTTGTTATGAAACCAATGAGGATTGTATTCGTAATTATAATTCAAAAAATAAAGTAGGATTCTCAATTTCAAATTTTTTGAATACGATGGAATATGAAAATCTATTGGTTAAACAACAAATCGGATTATACCTGAATTATTTAGCTTTCTTTCATATTTCTCAACACAAACAATTAAAACGTATATTAACAAAATTAGAAGAGTTTGATGCTGATATCGAGGAGAATATTAACATAGAAACGATGTGTTCTATAAATGATATTGCTGATACACAACCAGTAAGTGATTTTTTCAAGGTAGACAGTGAAGATGGATCTATAATGCAATTTGATACTCCTACCGCAGAAGAGATTAAACTGGAAATGGTTTCAGATGTTGCAGTAGTAGATGCAATCCCAGAAACTAAATCTGAATAATTAGAATTAGGTAATGGTATTCGCAATATTATTTTAATAAGTATAATATATACTCCTTAAATGACAGAAAAAAATAATGATATGATGTCTTTGGATAGTCCGAGAGATCATTCTAATAGTGACAATAAATCAACCAGTGATAATACTGCTGCGTTATTAAAAATAGATTGGTCTCCTGATAATGAAAAAATAATGGTTGAATGGTGTGATGTTGCACAATGTTATAAATGGTTGAATTTACGCTCCCATACAAAATTATCTGCGATGCATGCGTGGTTTACTATACCAGCAATTATATTTTCTACTGTTAGTGGAACAGCTTCATTTGCACAAGATAGTTTTCCAGATAGTGTCCGACCTTATGCGCCAGCGGTGATTGGTAGTATTAATATTTTTATTGGTATCTTAACAACAATTCAACAGTATTTAAAAATATCTGAATTGAATGAGGCGCATCGCGTTTCAGCAATATCATGGGATAAATTTGCACGCAATATCAGAATAGAATTATCAAAAAAACCATGTGAACGAGATCAAGCTGGACATTTTTTAAAATTATGCAGACAAGAATTTGATAGGTTAATGGAAACTAGTCCATCAATTACCGATATTGTAATTGAGGAATTTAAACATAAGTTCAGTGGTAAAGTAGGTTCAGAAAAGAGACGTAAATATAATAATTTAAGAAAACCAGATATATGTGATACCATAGTTAGTGTTGACGAAACACGAAATAAGTGGTATGAAGAATTACTTGATATATCATCAGATCTATCTGACCAAGCAGACCAAGCAGCGATTCGTTCAAAAGATAATTATATTCTTGAACAACAGCAATTGTTACAAGAAAAAGAGGAAGAAATTAGACGTCATACTGAAATGCAACAGGCAAGTGTTCGGGTTAAACTTGATAATGTAGAGCGTATAGCAAAACAACAACGTGCAGACGAGGAGTTATACCAAGAACGTATAGTAACTATTGTCTCTTATGTGAATGGTTATGCAGAATTATATAATAGAAAACCAACCATGGAAGAGATTAGGGAGAACTTTACAAATGAACTTGGCAAAGAATTATTGGATAAATATATATCATCCTATAACCCAATTGAGGAGGTATAAATAATATATTCTTTTTTATTTACCATGATGTATATGTAAATAAAAAAATTATATTTCATTAAAAATGTTAATATTTTTGGTTGACCAGAATTCTTTCCCGTCAGCTAAAAAACTGACACATCCTACATCTGATATTAAATCATATTCGCTCGCCTCCAATGGTTCATGTAATACAAATACTGCATCGTAATGAAATAATACAAATCGTTTTACTCGGCTTGCAATACTTTCATCTATAATTGTTGTTGAGAATAAATGACCATCTCCTACTACTGGATGTTCGGTGTCGTTGCCAATAATTGAAATTGTTTGGGAATCATCTGTTTCATATACAGAATTTATAATCTGATCATTATTGTTCTCACATAAGTAAACTATTATTGGATTATTTATGAGAACATCATTTTGGTTAACCATATAACGTAATAATGATTCGTTTTTGAATATATTAGTAATCTTAGAATTGATGTTTTTGCCATTTACTTGTTTAGATCGTATAATTTCATCAATAATACATGTAGTAAAATCATATAGGTTCTCATCCTTGGTATAAATATCTGTTATATCCACGAAACAATATATGTCTCCTTCTGATTGTATGAACCCTTTGTAACAATCATATGTTATGTTACTTCCTTCTTCTGAAATATTTTGTATGTATTGAGAACATCGGTTAAATAAAACATCATCTCCACCACCAGAAATAGTACTATTTCCCTTCTTTTCATTATTATCAATGTTCTCAACACTCTTCATATTATCTTGTTTTTCTTCTTGTAAATCTTCATCAATATAAGTTGGTTCTATAAAGTTGTCATCACCATCTGTATCAGCATTACCATCTTCATCTTGAACCGGTTCGGTTATATTTAATTTAAAAAATTGCATTGTATTATTATTTTCAATTAGATAATAAGTAATATATGGGAGAACTAACTCAGTATTTTTTTTATACATACAAACAAATACATTGTTGTTTTGTAATTCATCTTCATTATATTCTTTTGACAGTGGATCATCTACTAAATAATCGTAAAATGTTTCATTTATTGAATGTTCAGACTGATCATCATCTAAATCAATAATTGGTTCCTCTATATAATCAATATCTGGTGTAGAATTTACAATAAATGTTCTCGTTTTTTTCAGAAATTTGTCTTGTATAAGTTCTCTTGAATCAAGTTTTGAAGACATTATATACATAATACTGCTTTATTATTTGAAAACATAAACTAATAATAATATAAAGGCAAATCAGTTATTGTATATATAATAAGATATCTCCTTAGTTTGGTAACACAAATTAACAAATTTTCTAAATGACAGAACATAACGATAATATTTCAGTAATGAGTGAAGATGATATTAATCAAACGTATATGAATGATGATTACTCGGTAGCAAGTGAAAGTACTGTTAAATCCGAACATGCTGTCGCAGCAAAACGAAAGCAACGGGATTATATGGATGCATATAAACTAAATGATAAATCTTATCATAAAGTAAAGCGTAATAACGCGATGGGTGTAAACGAAAAGGTTGGTATATATTCTACAAACCTTACGCCTGGCACTTTAATTAGGGATGCAATTACAGGCGGGATTACTCAACACCATCGGATCGGCAGCGTTTATGCAGATTTGTATTTTAAGGTTGTATATGCTACTGGTGAATTTGGTAGTGAAACAAAATCTATGTATTTTGATTGTCCGGAACAATATGAAAGACATTTAAATACTACTATTTCACAAGAAGTAAAAAAAAAATGGACAAATAAATTTGCTGCTGCTCGTAAATTATTGAACGACGAATAATAAAATATACGTATTATATAAATATGTACGATACACCTATTCCGTTAATAAACTATGCAATGGTAACAATAACTGCGTCAGTATTAGCATATGCAACTATGATGGATACCAATAATTCATCGGATGAAATATCAAATAATATAACATCATTTAGTGAAACCATGGAACCAGAACCAGTGGCCGAACCAGTGGCCGAACCAGTTGCAGAACCAGTGGCCGAACCAGTTGCAGAACCAGTTGCAGAACCAGTTGCAGAACCAGTTGCAGATTCGGAAATAAATAATTTGAAAGTACCATTTACTGGTGGCAAACATAATAAAAAAAATAAGAAGACAATACGTAAAAGAAAAAACAAGCAGAAAAAAAATAAGAAAACAAGGGGTAAGTCAAATGTATTATAAAAAAATTGAAATCAAATTACTTAATCATTATTTAAGGAATTTAATATAATGAATTTTATTAGTAACATAACGCCAGTAAATGCAGCTGATTTATTTACCTATATTCATACAATGAATTGTAAATCCGAAAATAATATTAATAAAATATACATTTCCATTGGTGGAAAAATTAATGAATTTGACATAGAAACAAATGCACTATGTCAAATGTTCCCTGCATTTTTACAAACAAATAAATCAACAATAAACAATGCCACTATGGTAATTATTATTGATGATTTTAACAATCATGATAATCACATGAAAAATATGAAGTGTTTGGAAAATGAATTTAATATAGATGGATTATATTTCATATTATGTAATAAAATATGTGATAAAAATTTTATATGTTCATTTATATCACACCTTGTTATATTTGCCAAACAAAATAATATAATAGCCGAAAATTTATTAATATGTAATTATATCAAATTTAGAAATATACCAAATAGTTCAGAACATAAATCAGAAACAGTAATTCCCAAAACTATCCATAAAGAGTTATTAAAAGAAGAGAATCTCAAATATTCAAATTGTTTCTATAATTGGTTTGGTTATAATGAACTATTATATAATTATATTTACTGTTATAATACACATCCATTAATAGTAGATTCTTCTACTCAGGGATTAATGGTTTTATTAGATGATATACGAATAAACTCATCAACTAGAATAAATATAGACAGTATAAATTACTCACAATTTTGGGAACAGATATATGATATAACAAAAACAAATAAGAAAGACGACTATATATTACCCAAATCACTGAAAGATGAATTATGTAAAATGTACAATTAGTCTAACAAATCAAGACAAGTATTAAAGAATGTTTGTAATTTTACTTTATCAGCACCACCAATCGCTTCATCTGGAACATAGGATACATTCCCTTTTTCATAACACAACACGGCAGGCACACCATTTACCATTCGTTTCATCTTTAAAAAAGCATATAAATCAACACTTACGTCAATATCAACCATAACACATTGTACATTATCAGGCATTGATTGAAATGCATTTTTAATATCTTGCTCAATTAATTTACAAGGACCACACCATTCAGCTCCAAACTTAATAAATATTAAGCCGGGATTGGTTTTAAGAAGTTCAGCGAATTGTTGTCTATTACAAAGGTCAGTAATAATAGGAAGGGGCATTGCTATAATATATATAATCATCGTATTTTTAATTTGTTTACGTAAAAAATAATGTAAAAACAATATATCGTTTTCATATATATTGTTTGCATGTCTGCATCCCCAAAATCGCATAATTTAGATATACATATGTATTCATTAAAAGAATTATTAGGACTATTTAATACAGATTATAATTTATCAGAAGCAGATTTAAAACGGGCGAAGAAACAGGTACTTATGACGCACCCAGATAAATCAAAATTACCAGCTGAGTATTTTTTGTTTTATAAGAAGGCATTTGATGTAGTGGTAAATTTTTATAATAACCAAAACCGACAAAACCAAGATATGTCATCTGGAAATACTATATATAAACCATCAAGTGTTTCAGATATAAATAACTCAAATACCAGTCAAATAGCAAGTGCAATTAATAAAATAGAGAAACAAGAATTTCAAGATAAATTCAATAAATTATTTGAGAGTAATATGGTGAAAAAAACAAACAATCAACGAAATGAATGGTTCTCAAAGAATGAACCCATATTTGAACAATCCGATAATGTGAATTCAAATAATATGGGACAGGTTTTTGATAAGATGAAACAACAACAATCAGGAATGGTGAAATACAAGGGTGTTGAGAACCTTGTAGTGAATAGTGGAAGTGGTCATAATATATATGAAGATGAAGACGATGATGTATATGTAACAAGTGATCCGTTTAGTAAATTGAAATTTGACGACTTGCGAAAAGTTCACAAAGATGAAACTGTATTATCAGTAAGTGAACGAGATTATGATAAAGTTAAAAAATACAATTCGGTAGATCATTTTATGAGAGAACGTGGAAGTCAATCATTAACTCCCTTAGAAAAACATGAAGCTGAACATCTATTATCTAACAAAGAACAACAATATAGAGAACGAATGATGAATAAAGAACACGTGTCAAATTTACAAACGCTACAATATGCAGAAAAAAACAAAAATGTATTGTCACATTTTATGCGATTAACGAACCATTAGTTTATTA